TAGTCCGGCGAGTTGGCATTTCCGAAATACCACGGCACGAGTTCCAACTGGTCCACCTTCTCGGGCGTCTGGTTTATCAGCGGTGGGTTCGACAGGAACGTGTGAACAAGGCGTTGGTCGTAATCCTCCATGACCTGTTTTGCATATCGCACGGAGTCGATGTCGCCGAATTTGCGGAACAGCGGATTGTCGGCGGCGATGAGTTCCACGTACTTGAGATACTGGCTGTCCTCGCGAATCGTGCGCCGGGTTTGCTGGAGCCAGAAAGGCTTCAGTTGAGTCGGGTTGATTCCGGGGATGTTGTCGCAATGCGCTTCCGCCGTGGTGACGTTCGGAAGGCCGCGAACCAAAACTCCGTACACCGGATTGCCGCGCTTGTAATGCGTCTCGTCGTAGGCGTACAGCGGGTCGTCGGCGTGAGCGCCGATGTTGTCGAGATAGATGATAAGGTCGCCGTCATCGTCCACGGCGGCGTCCTTCACCTTGTAAGTCACCGTGACTTTGCCCCCCGATTCAGCCTTGCCAGTGACCGTGACGGTGTTGCGCGTGCCAAACCAGCGCACGTCGGCGGGAATGCCCCTTTGGCTGGCCACAACGAACTTCCACTGGAAGGTCGCCCCGAGGTTAGGCGTGGTTTCCCCGGCACCGGCAGCCGTGCCGTGCGTGACGTTCCAATAGACGTTGTTGATGGGGTTCTCGACCTCCATCTTCACGTAGGGCCAAACGTAATACAGGTCGCTCTTGAGCGACTGCTTCACCATCTTGTCCAGCGAGACGATGCGCGAGGAGCCTTTCAGCCACTCGGCAAAACCGTTCACCTTGGCCTGACACGCCTTGCCGCGAAAGTCGGCTTCAAGCAACGGCGAAATCAACCGCCACTCGGCGTTGTCTTTGTCGCGGAAGATGGTGTCAAGCTGCGAAGGCTTGGTGGGTTCGATGGAAAGGAGCGTCATGCCGTCAACGCGAGAGGCGTCGTACGACATCGCCGGGGTGCACTTCCCGATAATATGTGCTGAGATACTGGTGTCTGGCATAGGTGATTATGTGTAGGCGGAACGCACTACCGGCGCGTCGCTGGAAAAGCGCAACAACCAACCGTGGAGGTGCGCGTGCCTACGTGTAATAAGCCTATCTCAGTCCCAGCGCGGCTGCTATTGCGCTGCGTCTTTCGGGCTGCGGAGCCGGGGCAGTGCCCGCCGTCGGGGTAGTGGGGCCACCCGTCGAAACGCTCGGAGAGTTCAATACTGGCGCGGGTTTCGATGGCGCTGGCTGTTGTTGGTGTTGCGGCATGTTTGTCGCCGTGGGCTTCACGTAGCCAAGCATCGGCGCGAACCGTTCGGCATACTGAAGCCGTTCCTGCGCCACATTTTTCGCGATTTCGGCGGCACAGCGGCTGATGAACTCGATGACATCCCTCTTTGATGTCGTGAAATGCCGCGCCCTCTTCTCGGGCGGGAGCGCGTTGTAGCGATGAAGCGGCAGCCAGGTTCGCCCCTCGGCGTCCTCAAGCGGCTCGTCGCGCTGGATCAACCGGCGCTCCATCTCATTGAACAACTGCACAGCGCGGACGTGCGACGGGTCGATGGGGTTGAACTTCACGGCGTCGTCCCACAGCAACGATGCGGCGCGGGCGATCGGCTGACTGGCGGTAACGATTTCGTACGCGGATTCGGCCTGAATAGGGTTCTTTTTCGCCCACTCCGCGAAGGATTCGTTGTCCTTGGCGTCGGGCGCGAGTTCGTTGAATACCTGCACGCTGAATTGATGCGCCATGCGGTCGGCTTCAGGCTCGGCCCGCATCAGCTTCACGGTTTTTTCGTACTCCTGAACCTTCGGCTCGACTTCGGCCTTGAGCAACCCGCGAGCCTCGGCGCGAATCTCTGCGCGGTGCAGGTCGCGAGGGTCGATGTCGGGCTGATGCCGCTTGTAGAAGCCAGCGTGCTCCGGGTCATCGGGGTCGTACGTGCGGCCAGGGTTCTCGCGCTCCCATTGCTCGGCGTAGGCAACCTCCTTCTGCATGAACTCGGCCTGCTTGCGCGCAATGCCCGCGTATTTCTGCGGGTTGATTTTCTCAAGCTCTGAATACACGTCCTCCATTGGCTTGAGTTCAGGCGGCAACTCAAATGCCGGGGTGTCGGGCTGCTTCGTGGACTGCGGCGGAGCGACCCTGGCGGCGGCTTGCGCGGCGATCTCTGCGATTTCCTCGGGCGACAAGGACTTCTTCGGCTTTTTGACCTTCAACGCGGGCCTTTCGGGCGCAGTCGGCATAGCGGTCGCGCTACCCTCAGGAGCCGCTGCTGGCGTCTCTGGCGCGACGGGGGGCTCGGATGCCTTCGGTTCTTTCGGCGTCTCCCCGGGCGGTTCCGGCGCTGCCACGGCGGGCTCCTTGGGCGTCTCGGCAGGCTCTTTCGGGGCCTTGTCCTTTTTCTTGCGCGTCACCCCGAGCATCGCCGCAATGCCATCGCTTTCGCGGGCGGCATCGGCAATATCGGGCGTTTCGGTCGGCTTGACTTCGGGTTCGGTCGGGGTCGTTTCTTTAGGCATAGGTCGTGGTCTGGGTTAATGGCAGGGATTTAAGAATTGCGGCCCTGTTGCCGCGCACCGTGGATTCGATCTCGTCGAGGGTGTTCAGGAACAGCGTCAGGCGTGCGTTCTCGCGCAGAAGGTTCTCGCTGGCCTCGTTCACCGCCCTCGCGCTGAGGAAGGCTTCGGCGCTCTCGGCGGTATGGTCTGCGAACGCGGCGATATTCATGGCGATTTTCGAGCGCACCATTTGCCTGATAAGTATGCATTCCTCTGAGTTGAAGAATTTGGCCAGCTTATCCGATTGGTGCGGGGGCAACGGCTGCGGGTCCGACTGGAACAGTTGCATTAGGGTCTATTGGGGGTTGGGGTTCAGGGACGATAGGCGGTAACAGCGGTTGCTGCTGCGCCTCGATAAGCTCGACGACCGGAAGGATGCGCTTGATAGCCTCGTCCACGAGCTGGTCGTGCGCCTGCATTCCTTCCAGTGTTTGCTTGAGCGTCATAAACTCGTTGGTCACAGGGTCGATGACGGCTTGCTTCATTTGCTGGCCAACGACAGTCACGGCTTCCTCGACGATCTTTTGCTTCATGGCGTCGATGACTTGCAGGAATTGCTCTTGCTGCGCCTGCGGTGTGGTTGGCGCGTTCGGATCAATCTTGATGCGGAAGTCGTCAGGCATTCCAATCAGCTTCCAGATGCGGTTCAGCAACTCCACGATGCCCTTCACGCCAATCGCGGCGAACAACTCGGGTTGCTGCATCGCCACGCCAAGCGCCTGAAGCATCGCGATTCCGAGCTTCGAGTCGCTGAGGCGGTTGACGCCCTCGCGGTCTGACATGAACGAGTCGAGAGTCAGCGGCCCCTTTTTGCCCTTGACGCCGTGATGCGTGGAGCCGTATTCGCCCTTCTCAACCTCAAAGCCCAATTCCTTCAACGCAGCCTCGCGCTCAGGCGTCAGGTCCGCGACTTCGGCGAACACCTCGTCGGCCCCGTAGCAATAGAACGCCGTGTAAAGCAGGCGCTTCTTCGCCGCCCACGCTGAGTCAATGCCGGTGCCCATGAACTCAAGATTCACCGAGGAATTTCTGGCGAGTATGGTGTGCTCAGTCGCGGATTGCTCGTGCGTGGCACTGGCGCCAACCTCCTGCGCCGTGAAGCCAAGCAACCGTTCGAGCACCAGGAGCGTCAGGTTGATGTTCTGCGCGAGTTCCGCAGTGCTGACCTGCGGGTTTTGCATGTAGGTAATGGCGTCGCTCATGGACGCCTTGCCGCTGCCGGGGAGGATGTACCGCTTCTGGTCGCCTTTGTAGGTCAGCCACGTAATCCCCTGATACAGTTTATCCTTGAGCCGTTTAATCCAATGGAGTTGGGTTTCCGGGACAAGATTTGTATCCACCCACGCCACGCGCATAATGTTCTGCTTTACCGACAGGAAGTGCTGCGTCAGGAAATTCCCCAGCAACTGCTGGAAGCCCGAGAGCTGCAAACCAATACCCTGCGGCACCGTCTTGTTGGCGTCATAGCGGTCGAGGTACACGTATGCGGGAGGCGAATAAGGCAGGACTTCGGCGTGAATGCAGCAATCGAAATTCGCGTAAATGAATCGCATCCACACCGGCTTGTCGTAATCGAACAGCCCCCACTCGCTCGGCACGAGTTTGTCGAACAGCACCGCCAGCGTGATTGTCGCGTCGTCCTCGTCTTTCAAAAACGACGACTGCTCCTTGGCGATGCGGTCTGGCCCGCTCAACCGCTCCAGCTCCTTGTACGCATTCGGGGTGACGATCTGGCAGGGGTAGAACTTCGTGTAGATTTTCCACGTGTTCGAGGTGAACAAATCATAGCCGCCGTAGGTGATGCGGTCGGTGTTCCAGTACGCCTTGTTGCGCTTCACATCGCGCCACTTCATTATGTCCCAATACCCGCAATAGGATACGCCGGTGTCGGTATTGAGCGTGTGAAGCGGTTTGCTGCGGTCCCAGAAATGCCGCGTTGGGTGCGGGATGACAAAGCGCACACCCTCGCGCTGGATCATCGGCTTTACCTTGCCATCGTCGGTCCTTGTCTCGTATTCCTCGCGGTAGTAGGCTTCCTGCGGGAAGTTGAAGCAAATGCCGTAGTAGGCCATCTGCTTGAAAGATTGCTTGTCGTCGTCGGCGTACCCCATCTCCGATGCCATGCGCTGAACCCGCGAAGTCACGATGTCCGCAACCATCGTGTCCCGGAGCGTCATGCGCGGCGGGGTGTACTTGTAGCGCGGCCATGTATTCCGGTCGTTGAACAGCTTGCCTGCGCGCATGTCGGCATAGGACGCCACCAGCGGAATGAAAACCTCGTCGAACAGCGGCTTGTTGAAGGTCAGCACCGGCTCGTTCTTGCCGCCGATGTTTGCAAAGACCTGCTTTTCCACGCCGTCAACGACCTGCACCAGAGGCTCAAGCATGTTCTCCAGCCCGAAAGCCTTGAACAGCTCCATGATCTCCTCGTTCGACTTGCCGGACGCAGCGAGTTCGCGAGCCTGAATCCCGAGCACATTCTTCTCGGCGGCGGCTAGCGCCTTGTCGATCCCGCCATAGATAGGGGCCTCCTGCGTGCAGGTTTCAATCGCCCTCCGAAGCCTTGAGGAGTGGTGCTCCTGTAAGCGTTTTATGCCGTCTTTCGGCTGCTTGGCGGTAAATAATTTTCGGAGTTCCTCGGTTTTTCCGCCGAGGCTTTCGAGATATTGAATGTCCTGCATGAGTCTTGCGGTTAGTCAGCTTGTGGAGTTCGCCCCAGTGGCGGCGTTGAGCCTGAAACACCGTCATCTTCGGAATCAGCTTCAGGATCAGGTTCACCGGCATCTCCACACCATCCACAGAAACAAGAAACTTCGAGCGGCCAAGCAACTCCATCAGGCTCCAATGGCTCCGACCGGGCACTTCGCGCGCCACCAGGCCTTCGGCGCGGAAGGCAAATGCCAAGCGCCCGCGCCGGTCCAGCGTGAGTTCGCAGCGGACCACCTTGAGGGAGCGAGGCTTGTCCTTCCACGCCCATTCCTGAGTCATTTGGACTTCTTGCCGACCCCGATGGCGATGACGGCGATGGGCTTTCCCTTTTCTCCGGGCTTTTCCTCGGACTCGTAGTCCTCGCCGTAGTCCTCGCCAAGCTCGGCTTCAACGATGTCGCCGGTCAGGGTTTCGCCATCATTGGCGGTCACGACAATGGTGACTTCGGAAAGGGTGCATTCCTCGCCCGCCTTCTTCTTCGCCAGCGGCGCGAGGTCGGGGTTGGTCAGGTCGAGCGAAATCTGGTTCATGGGCACAATCGGTTGACAGCTATAGCAAACGCGCTACGATATGCGGTAGAACTTAAACGCGCCAAAGCCTCTTAGCAAGTACTATCTTTTAAGACCCGATGCCACTCAAATTGCCACCCCCAATGGATACCTGGGACATCCAGCCCCCGCTATCCGACGATACTTTCCGGTGGCAGCGCGGCGTAATCACCAATGGCGAGTGGGCGCCGCTGCTCACCCCCAAGGGCTACCTGGTGTTCAATGATCGTCACCGCAACATCCTCCTGAAGGGCTGCCGGAAAAGCTCCAAGACCATCTCGTTCGCGAACCGATTCACGCGCCACCTGTGGGAGAATGACGGCGCTGTGGGTGGGGTGTTTGCCCGCACGATGAAAAACGGCATGGGCGGGGCGTGGAACGACTTGGTGAACTTTGTATTCCCCGGCTGGCAGTACGCCAACATCGGATTCAAGGTCATCGAGCGCGGCACCAACGCCAGCACGAAAATGCCGTTCGTTAGAATCCGAAACAAGCACGGCGGCATCAGCGAGGCGCAGCTTCACTCCGTTAACCATGAGCCTGACATTGAGGCGCAGGTGATGAGCTTGCGGTTCAGCGCAATCTGGTTCAGTCAGGCTGAGCAATTCATGTCGGTGGACACCTACCGCATCCTTCTCATGCAGCTCCGCATGGAGATGTTCGGGATACCGCGCGAGGAGCACGTTTGCGGAATGGATGCAAACCCGCCGGAGATTGGCACCGATCACTGGCTGCACGACGTATTCGAGAAGGCGAAGGTGGAGGGGACGAAGTTCTACCGGCCCGATTACCACGACCACTTTTCGTCCTACGACTTCGGCATCGACGACAACCCGCTGCTGGACCCGAGGGACAAGGAGGAGCTTTACAACACGTACAAGTCGGACCCGGTGAAGCTGAAACGCTTCTATTTCGGGGAGTGGGTTCGCGATACAGCAGAGGGCCACTTCGACAAGACTTTTGGGCCTCGCCTGATTCTCGGAAACGCAGACGACCCTGACCGCAGCAAGTGGGAAGTCATCACGCCCCACAAGAATGCGCGCACGCTGCTCGTAGGAATTGACACCGGGGCGCTCTCGCACGCCGCCGGATTCTGGGTGGCGCGCACAGACGCTCGCGGACTGGTCTGCTACGACGCCTTCGATGAGGTGGTTTCAATCGACAAGCCGGTGTCGATTCGCTCGTTCGCGGAGCAAGTCTGGGAGCGCGTGAAATTCTGGAACGAGTGGATGATGAAAACCTACGGGCTTGCCAAGCCGCCCGAGTGGCGATTCTGGGCGGACTCCTCGCTCTGGAACTACAGCAGCACCGCAAACAACAACGACGCGCAAATCTTCTGGGATGTCAGCGATGGGGGCATGGGGTTGCGCCCGGTTGTAAAGGGCAGGGGTTCGATCATGCAGCGCATCGGATTGTTCAACCGCCTGTTCTTTGAGGACCGCGCATTCATTTCCGCACACTGCAAATGGGCTATCTCGTGGGCGCGATTCCTGAAACCCGGGCGCGCGAAAAACCAGCCGGTGTCGCAGGCCACAATGGAGTTCAAGCACAAGTTCGATGCGGACTCGTACTGC